TTGGTCTTTAATAGATTCATATATTGGACATCTTAATTCAAAAAAATTCTCCCATTCACTTGCTGTAATTAAAACTGTATGCCACATAAATGGTTCAAGTAATCTGTTGCAGAGTTGTTTAGTTGCACCCATTGCAAAACTAATCATAGCTGCTGCAATAACTAAATCTCTTGTTTTTAACCACCATTTACGCCATGTAATTATTTCACCATTATTTAATAGTGGCAAAACATAAGTGTTAAGAACTTCATCAATATCGAGATAATCTTCATCCCAAGTACCATCATCATTTTTAAAGTTTTTTGTGAGAAATTCTTGCAATGTTTCACGTATTTCTTCAAAAGTGTATTCTCTATCCATATCAAGATATTCAGTTCCTTGCATACCTGAATGATGTGTTTGAACTGCTATAGGAATAAATGGATTATTGATTACACTTTTTAACATTTTACTAAATGGAATAGCTCTACTACTTGCAGAGTTTCTACTAAATAACCTGTGAGTATTGGTTTCTGCTAAGATTATTCTTGGAAAAGTAATTTGCATTGTAGTTAATCTCTTTCCTTGAGGTGATAAAGAATCACATATTATTTTTGCACTAATCATTGTTTTATATTTTAAAGTTCAAAGAATGAATTATAATCTTTTTCAGATAATTCAGTAATTCCAAGAATTACAATTTGAATATTTACTTTAGGGTTTAAACCTGCATCAATTAATTCTTTACCTTCTTTTGAATTATTTCTAATTGTATCTTCAAGTAAAGGTCTTGAAGGAAATTCAGTTATAGGAAAACCTATTCCTATGTTTGCAAAACCAAGTGCTTTTGCATTTTGTTGAGAGTAACCAACTAAAAAATATCTCATATACAATTTTCTTTTATAAATTTATATAATTTGTGACATTGAGCTATTAAATCATCTAATGAACCATTATTATCAATTACAAAATCAAATGATTCATTATCTAATTCAGTTTCAGATGGATGTGTACCAGTTTCAACATTTCTATTTACTCTAACTGTTATTCCTCTTCTAAATTGTACAGCTTTCATTTCATTTTTAAATCTCATATCAGGTATCAATACAATTTTATCTGATTTATCAGCTTTTTGCATTGCAATATTTACCCAAACATTAGGATGAATATTTCTACCTACTTCAGTACCCATTAACTGAAGTATCTTTCTTGGAGTTAATTTTTCCAAATAAAGGTCACTAAAATTTCCTTTATTTTCTAAATAATTAAAAGTTTCTCTAACAACATATTTCCACCAATTTTCATCTAATTCAGACTCTTTAAATTCTCTATTTTCTAATTGTTCAACATTTACTCCTAACATTAATGCTACCATTTGTTTTAATGGGTCTGCAAATTTAATTACTTGAAACATTCTTTGATAAGTTGAATCTAAATAAGTAAGAGTTTTATCAATAGAAAATAATTTTTTCTCTATATTATAAAAGTTTTTACTTGTAATTTCTTTAGTGTCAATTCCCCACATATCAACTTGTTCAAAATAATGAATCATTTGCAAAGCTATTGCAACAGTATCTTTACCTGCCCCTGCTTTTCCTGATATACCAACAATTAAACTCATAGTTTATTAATTTAAAAAGAGTGTAGATTTCTCTACACTCTTAAGGTTATTAAAATATTTCTTTTTCAATTATGTGTGGTGGGATTTCAAATTCAATTGGTTCTATTTCTGATTCTTTCACGTTTGTTCCAAATAATTCATTTAATCTTTTCACAAATTTGAATTTGTAGTTTTTATCTTTTATCACAATTGCTTTTTCATCATCATTTAGTAAAGAGATAATTTCTTCATTGGTGTACATTTTACTGTATTTACCTGATAAGAAATTAGAGAAATCAATTACATCAGGTAATTTAATAACTACCATGTGTAAATGACCTACTAACAAGTTATCAAAAGAATAATCATCCTCATAGTAATCTTGTTCTCTTATCCACTCTATAAATGATACAAAAAAGTTTGTACATCTTTCAGTATCTACTAACACAAATATATGTTTTTGATACTCTTGATTGACATACATATCACCTATTCCATAAGCTAATTTGTAAATAGAACTTATCTTTTTTATAAATTCTGTTCCATATAGCTTTAAACAAGGAGATAAAAATCTCTTTGTTTTATTTAAGGTAATTTGATTTAATTGAATTTTAATCCCTTCCATTTTAACACTCTCTTTTAAAACTTGATGACAAAGAAAATACACCTTTGGTGTGAAAACATTCATAATCATGCTCCCATCCATTTTCTTCATGCCATTTGTATTGTTCTAAAAGTTCTTTCCAACCTTTGTATTTAGAATTAGCATAAACTTCATCTTGTCCTACAAAGTGGAGTACTTCTTTTTCAAATCCAAACATACCTGCATTTAAGAAATCAGGTGTAGTAATAAATAATAATGGGTCACATTTTTGCGTAGTACTTGCAACTATAAATCTAAATGTACATAAATTGTAATCAGGATAATTGTTAATCATCCATTGGTATAAACCTTCAGTGTACCATGCTGCTTGTATATCATACCTCCTCTTAAATGATTGATAATCAAAAAACTTAGTATAATCTCCCATAGTTTTAATGTCATAGGGAATTACTTCTTTAGTTTCATGATTAACAATTACCATATCAAGAAGTGCTTTACATAATACTCCTTCAACTTCAAAGTAAATAGGTAATTGGTAATAAGCATCTTCATGTGTATCATGTACAAATAACTCTTTAGTGTATTCATGAGTAATTAATTGAGTAATTATACTCATGATTTTAGAGTATTGTTCAATACTTAGTATAGACTTACCTTCACTTTCACGTAACTCAAACCAATACATTTCACCTTCTTCTGAAATCTTTTTAATTTTAGTTTCAGGTTTCCAATTTGGCTGGTATTCATGTTTAACTATGATTTCTAAAATGTCATCAGATGGAATATCTAACCAAATATCAGTACTTCTATTTGCAAATAATTCTTGTACAATGCTCATAATTACAGCACTTGGTTTAGAGAATCTACTTACATAATAGTTTTCCTCAAAGTATGATTCTCCCATTGTAATGAAATCATCAACACCTTTACCAATGATGAAGTGTTCTTTTTCTTCAAAAAACATTTCAGGGTCTTTAACTTCTTGAAATGCTTGTGCTGAAATTCCAAGTAATTTCAATTTAGATTGATTAAGTGCAGGAGAATTTATATACTCCTGCACATCTTCTTTACTGCTCCTTATTATCATAAGCTAATTGTAACAATTTAAAAAAATCATCAAATGTCATTGTAACTAAAGATGAAAATTCATCTCTTTTAACTCCAGGTTTACCTTGTTTGTGGTGAATTAGTACTTTAGGTAATTCAGATTTAGGAAGATTATCTTTGATATTTTTAAGAATATCTTGAGGTTTCATTCCCTTATGTACTCCTGCTTTTATTTGTACTAAAAGAGGAATATTAGCAAGGTCAACTCCTGCATCATCTAACATTCTTGATGCATATCTTGATGTTTGACAATCAGGGAATAGAGTTTTGAACTTAGTAGAGTATAATCTTTCTGCTGAGTGCCCTTTATTTCTATTAGTATTTGTAGCCATTGTGTTATTTTAAAGATGAATAAAATTGTGGATTGTTAATTTGATGTCCAATTGTATTTCTTTTTTTATTCAATGTTTTATTTAGTTCTTTAGTTGACATGATTTTAATAGAAATGCCAATTTCTCCCAAATATTTTACAATTTTACTGAATTCTTTTGGGAAACTATCTACAAACTCAAAACTAAAAAATGCAAACCATGCTTCAGGTCTAATATTTGTTCTTCTGTTCTTACCTCTTTTAAAATGAAAACCATTTTCATAAGTACTTCTTAGAGTTACAATTGCACCTATTATTTCTAATTGAGTATTCATTATTAACCCATGACCTGCATAAAACTTATCTACAAACTTAACTAACCTGTAACTTCCAGCTAAAAACACTTGTTCTAAATACTTAGTAGATTTCTTTTCAAGACTAAGAATATCATAAGAGTTATCATGATAGAATCTATATTCCATATCATAATCTGCTCCTTTGAATATATCTAACCTTGTTTGTTGATACCTACCTGAAATAAATCTTGGTGGTAAAGCATAATCTATAAAGCTCATAGTGTGTGAGTTTCAGTTATTAAATTATTTGGAATAAGATAATCCCAAATATAAGGTACTTTAAATACTTCTTCTCTGTTAAATTCATACATGTTTGTAATTGCATTTGTAATAAATGCAGTCATGTGAGAAGCTATCATAGCTGCTGTATGAGAAACTTGTTTCATTGTACATGAAGCATCTATCACCTCTGAATCATCAAATAAATGATTAGTTTCATAATCATTCATAAGTTTCTCTTGTTTTTGATTAAAACAATAAATTCTCATTTGTTCCATGAGTAATCTACCATCAATAAAATAGGCAGGGTAATCATATCTTGATTGATGAAGTTTAAATTTACTAAACAGTATTTTTCTTGCTTCCATATTATCAAATGCACTAATATAGAAAACAGGCCCATGATAATATCTTGTAATTGTACTTAAATCAGTTTCATGAGTTAATCTAAGATTATATGTAGTGATATTTACATCATAACCATTGAATTCTTCAATCACATCTGTCAAAGCATCTACTTTTGGTTTACCTACATCTGAAACTTTGAATAACTGACCTCCAAGATTATGAGCTTCTACAGTATCAAAATCATAAACAGTTGTGCTAAATCCTGCTCTTGTTAAAAAGAAAGCTAACCATGAGCCAATGCCACCACTTCCTCCAATTAACATTTTACAATCTTTACCAAACCATAAGGCATCTTTAAATCTATTTCTTTCTATTGTTTCCATTTTCCTTCATGTTTAAGTGTTCTAAAAAATCATCAACAAATTCAAATTCTGAAAATTGAATTTCATCTAATAATCCTTCCCATAAATAGTTAAACTCTTCTTTATCAACAACTTTCATGTTATAAAAATCTTTGATAAATTTTCTAAAGTTCTTTTTAATAATATTAGATACTTCTTCAAAACTAAATCCATCAACTTTAATAGATTCTTCAATATCTTCCATTACTTCTTCCATTGTATCTCCATTTATTGCTTGACCTAATCTAAGTACATAACAATAAAATCCTTCTTCAGATTCTAATGTAACTTCATTATCTTCTTCAAAAGTAAATGGATTACTTAACTCTAAATCATTTTTAAAGTTAAAGTCATGTAATGGAGTAGTTTTACTAAAATGTGGTGCTAAAGTAGCAATGGCTTTTTGTTCATTAATTACATCTCTTTTCTTAGAAATTTCTGTAATTTGATTTAAGAAACTATCATCTAAAGAAACAGCACTTGTTACTCTACAATCATAATTAGCTACAAATTCAGTAGCTTCTTTTTTAGTAAAAGTAATCTTGTTATTGTTAATGTCTTGTAGTTCATAACTTGGAGTGTGTAATGATTTAACTCTGAATGCTAATTTACAACTAAAATCTCCTGCATTATTCACAATTAAGGAGAGATAGGGATTCATGTGTTCAGAGTTTTCATTTACTTCTTCTAAATCTGTACCTGAAAAGAAGGTTTTCATGTTATGATGACTATGAATATGTCCAATTTTCAAATGAAAATAATCATTAGTTATAAGATATTGCATTACTCTTTCATCAAAACTATATTCTGTAAATCCTGTAGTACCTTTATCTAAAGGAATTAAATCTACAATTTCAATTTTTAAAGTTTCAGGAGATAGTAAAGTACCTTCTATACTGTAAAACATACAACCACTCCACTCTACAGTATTAATTACTTTACATAGATGATTAATCTTTTTTTGTACAGTTTCTGAAAGTACTACATTAGGACTCCCCATCAGGTTCAGAAATGGCAATTGTTGCTTGATTTCTTGTTTGAACATTTTGGTAGTAGTTCCTTGAGTGGTAGAATGATTGTTTTTCAAAGAGTTTGTAGATAAGTTCTTTGAAGAACTGTTTAAATCTAAATTCAATTTTTCCATTACTTGTTTCTTGTTTTACAGTTAAGTTAAATTTATTTTTGTTAAAGTAAAATCCTACTTTAGAAGGGGTTATAACAAACTCAAATACTTGATTAGAGGTAGCAACATCTTCAACAACTACCCCATCACAAGTAATTATTAAAAAGTTTTTATAAGCTACTAAAAAGTTAGGAGTAATTGCAGGAATTTCTTTAAATGCAAGTAATTCAAAATCATGTTTTTTTACAATTTGTCCTTTTTCATTGAAAAAATCATATTTACTGGTATCAATTACATTTCTAATTTTTCCATAATAATTTGATGCAACTTTAAGAGTATCAACAATATTTTTATCATTTAAGATAGAATCTGTTTCATGTATAGCTTCCATTCTGTAATGAGGAGTACCTTCTAATGATTCCCATTTTACAGTTGTATCTATTACACTAAACCATAGTTGATAAAGATTTTGTAATTCTTCTTTAAAAGAATCATCTTTAATTGGATTAGATTTAAAATGTGATTCTATAAGTACAAACACACTTGTAATAGGCCCCTCACCTGTACAAAATTTACTAAATCTTTGATATTGTTCTTCTTTGATAAAAATTTTACCTTGTTGACTTTGATATTTTGACTTACTTGGCAAATGTGAATGTACATAACCCATTTTAAGATGTTCTGCTGAATAAGTAGTTTTCATACCTTCCATAAATGAACCATCATTACATACTTTTCCATTAAGATGAAATGTAGAACTTATAAATAAATCTTCAATTTCAACTGATTCTTTTTTGGAGTTAGTAATTTGAATCTTAGGGTAATGAATAGTTACTTTAACAACAGGTGTACATACTACACAAGTGTCATAACTTGTAAAATGTTTGACTACAAGTGGATGAACATCTTCACTTGTAAAATACAAATGATTCTTGTAATCAACATGATGCACCTTAAAAGAATAACTTAAAGATATTTCATATTCCAATCCAAGATTATCTAATACTGTTTTTAGTTCATTATAATATGGAAACCAAGTTGTTACATCTTCACTTCTTAATTTTCTTTCAATTATTGGAATGTATTCACCCCAATTTTTTTTACTTAAATAATGTTTTACACTTAGCATAGTTGTTAAATTAAAAAGGTCTTGATATTTCTACCAAGACCTTAATTTTATAATGTATAAGCAACTAAAAGTAATAAGCCTATACTACCTAAAACCATAATTGCAATAATTAAAAGAGTTGACTTTCAAACTTTATTTTGCATTTTTCTAATCCACTCCTCTTCTTCTTGTGAAAGTTTAGGAGCTGTTTTTTCTTGAACAATTGGCATCATTGGAGTTTTACTTCTAAGTTCTTCAGCAGTAATTTCTCCTCTTAACAATTGAAATGCTAATTCAAAATCATCAGTTCTTTCATTATATTCATCAGTAAGCATTAAGTCATCAATGCAATCTGTAATCATGCCTTCATTTCCTTCTTCATCTTCAGGAAATTCTCCAACAATTTCACCTGATTCATCTTCTACAAGATTCATTATTGGACGACTAAATTCTACTTTTTCTTCAACTTTTACAGTTTCAGATTTAGCAGGTACAAGTTTCAAATAAGATTCATATAACTCTTCTAATTCTGCTCTACTTCTGTTTGTGTAGTTTTTACCACTATGATTAAAGTGAGCTTTAGCTTCATCACTACTATCTACAAGAGCTTTAATTGCAGCTCTCAATTCATTGTAACTCATACCATTACCACTTTTAGTTTTTTGTGGAGATAACATAAGTACAAAATTACCTTCAGGTAATCCTGCTTCATCTAATTCAAGAGTGTTATTTTTGCTACTTTCTGTAGCTTTCATACCACTGTAATTAATACCTCTAAGGTTCATTTCATTTTTTAATTGACCCCAAGTTGTTGCTTTAGTTTCCAATTGGTTTAAACCATTGGTTGTAGAATAAATTTTAACTGTTCTCATTTGTTGTTAAATTTAAAAATTGTTGTAATTGTGATTTTTTACCTGCTTTTATTATATCAGCAGGGTCTTTTTCAATAGTTGGAAGTGTAAGTATTTGTGATTTATTAGGATAAGCATTGTTTATATATTGCTTAAGTTTCAATGAAGCATTCTTGCCTGCATCATCATTATCAAATAATATATATACATTATCCCATAGTTTTAAATATGTTTCAAGCACTTCCATTTCAGGAAACATACCTTCATTTTGAAAGTAAATGGAATTTAAACCAAGATTGGAAAGTACTCTCCAATCTTTGTAACTTTTAGAAATGAATAAGTCTTTACCCAAAAAAGGTAAAGACTTGTATCCACCAATTGTATTTTTAGTTACATTGGTTATCCATTTGTAAGTGATAGCTTTAGGACGACATATTTTAACAGCTTGTCCAAAATTAATTGAATAACAAGCTTCTATAGGAAATGGAGTAAATGATTTAGTATTTACACTATACCATTTAACAGCAAAAACATTATCTTGAATCAATTGAGTACTTGTAATACCAAATTGTGACCAATATGCCATTTGATAATTATCAAAAGGTTTTGGACATACTTCAATGTATGTTTCTCCACTATCAGAGTTAAAATTCTTTTGTTTAAACAAGAAATATTCACTTTCTTTATTTTCAGCTTTAAAGTTTAGTACAAACTCAATAGCTTCTCTAAAAGAAAATGAATATTTTTCTTGAATAATTCCTATAGCATCTAAATTAACTTTACTACTTCCAAAATCTGTAAAGTAAAGTTTTCCATTTCTAAACTGAATCCAACACCCTGGGCTATCATCTTTCCTAAAAGGAGAACATATATATTCTCCCACATTAAAATCTCCAAATATGTGTTTAAAGATTTCAGTTTGATTTATTTGATTAAAAACATCAGTTAAATCATAAGTTAGTTCATGATAGCCGTACATAGTTTTAGTTTATTTTAATCCCAAGATGATTGAATAGCTTCTTCTCCATTATCTTTTTTAGCCCAATTAGAAGCTGCAAACCATGCAGTTCTGCTAATTGGATGAACTTCACCTGCTTCATTAACAAAAATAATACCTTTGTCTTTAGCTACATTTATAGTATGTTCACCAATTTCAAGAGCATATTCCTTAGTTCCAAATGGTACTAATTCATGAACTACTTCATTCATTACAAATTCATTAGTTTCAGAATTAATAGTTACCGTTGTAAAATCACCTTCAACATGAGGAGTAAACACTTTGCCTTGTTTGGTATCTTTAGGAATTTCTACAAACTTAGGTTTATCTTCTTTTGCTTGATACTGATATTGACAGAAAATATCAAGTTCAATTTCAGCAAAATCAGATGGAAGTAAACTTTGAAGTGCATTACAGAAACTTTTAAAGTTTGAAACACCCATTAATCCTTGTTTCAATTCTTCATCAGAAACAAAACACTTCATAAGTTGTGAAATTTTTGCATTGAAAGCATTAAATTCTTTCTTGAGTGCAGGATGTTTAGGGTCTGTAATTTCTACTCCCTTTTCATAAGCCTTAGTTACAGGAAATTGACGATAACTTTTAGGAGAACCATTAATTTCAAAGACAATTTCAAGACATTCTTGAGCTGCACCATCTTTACCACCATTAGGGTTAAATTCAAACTTTGTCATTTTGGCTTGGTTAATACCAAATTTTAAACCACTTGTAGTTTCATCACTATATCCGTACATAGTATTATTGTTTTTTTAAAATTAAAAGATAAATATATGAAGTATGTTTTGTAAAAACAAAAAGAAAAGGAGAGTTTTTCTCCTTTTCTTTATAATAAAAGTTTGTTAAAGTTAAGCTTAGATAGTAGCTACTAATTCAGCTTCTTCAATTTCTTCCTTAGTTGCAACTACTTCTCTTTGAGTAACAGGTGTTGCAATGTCATCAATGATGATTAGTTCACCAACACTCTTCTTAGCCTTTCTACCTTTTAGGTTTTCATTAGAGAAAAGTTGTTTCATTTGGTCATTGTTCAATTGGTATTTAGTCTTGATTTCTTTTCTTGACATACCATTGTTAAGGTCTGTAAGTACACCACTTACAGTTACTGTAATTTGATTTTTGTTTTCCATTGGATTTGAATGAAGTTTAAATTATATAAAAGATTTGAGTACAAATTTAATAAAATTATTGCACACCATGCAATGTATTTTTGACAATTAACAAATTGTTTTTATCAGTTGAAAATACTAATACAAAGTTTTTAACTTGTTTAGTTATTCTTGGTCTTGGTTTTTTATTCTCCTTCATAGTATTTGTTTACAAGTTCAATAACTACTCCTAAATCATTAGGCATTGTAAGTGGAAACATACCAACTGGTGATTTTGCTGGGTATCTCCCATCAAAATTAGTCACAAATTGTTTAAGTGCTTTTTTAGTTTTGTTGTCAAATTCTTGAGAACCATACAATACAATATCAAATTTACCTTCCATTGTAATATACTGGTCAACCATTTTTCCAGCAGTTTTTGCTTTATATGAAGTTCCATAAGTACCTTGCACTTCTTCAGGATGTGTAAGGATAACTACATGACCTTTAAACTTTTGAATTGCAGAAAATATCTTACCTATAAAGAATCCTATATCTTGGAATTTATCAAAGCCACTTGTTTTGGCCTTTTCCATATAGTAATCTGACATAATGTATTGAAAATCATCAATTACTAAAGTAGTAATTTCAGGTTTCTTTTCATTTAAAATACTGATAAGTCCTGCAATATCTAAACCATTGTTAGTTTCTACATAATTACCTGTACTAAGGTCTTTACCTTGAATATGTTTGTATAACTTTTTCCAACCTCTTGCAGGTAAATCTTTGTTATTAACATTTATAACAAAAGTTTTGGTGTGGTCTAAACCCTTAATTCCAAGTTCTTCACTTGGACAAATAGAGGTAGATTTACCAAATCCACTCTCTGAAATAATCATAATTTTTGACATAGTTGTTATTTTATATTTTAACAATAAGATTCTATTTTGTCTAATTCTTTTTCTTGTGTTTCTGTACACCAATTAAATGCTGTGCCGTTATCTTCTAAGGTTTTAATGTTAATTTTCTCAACATCAGAAGTTCTAACTGTACAACCATAAGATTGAAGAGTTAAAATTATTCCATTTGAACTCATAGATATTTTCTTAACTTTGAAAAACAATTGCCTGTTATTATTACCAAAGTTATTAACACACAAGTAATTGTCTAATTCAATAATTTCTTTACTTTTTACTTGAAGAAAACATTTACTTTTTTCAAAAGTAATTTCTTGGATATTTAATATAAACATAGTTAAATGTAAGATTCTATTTTATGTAATTTTTGAATTAATTCTTTGTCTTCAAAATTATCCAATTGTTTTATCTCAAGCCACGTTGTACCACTTAATAAAAATAACAATTCAGATGGAAGTACATCATAAGCAAAAGATTTTAAAACTAAAATAATTTCTGAATTTTCAAAAATTGTATTTACATGTTTAAAATATTTATTAATGTCATCAGATAATTTCATTTCTATGACAGATGATTTTTTTAAATTATCAAGAATTGATACACTAATAGTATTAGTAGTAACTTTACATTTTAATTCAGCTTTTTGATTTGAAAATGTAGCAGATAAAATTTGTATTTCCATTATAATTATAAAGTTTTAAAATGTTTTACATTACCAAGCATTTGTACAGCTAAGTGTTGTGGACATTCTGTATCACGAGATTCCACTAAGTGTATAGACCTATAGTTAGGATAATCACTTAATGTGTGTCCAAAATGTACTTCTAATCCATATTTTTCATCAGTTGGATTAAAGAGAGTTAATAGATAATCACATTCTTCACTTAAATTACCTGAATCCTTAACATCTTCACCTGTTGGGTATATAAATTCACCATTAAACTTTAATCTTTCTATATTAGAAATAGACCTGTTTAAGTGAACAATATGTACAAATGTAAAATGACAAAAATTTCTAAGTTCTACTGTATATTCTATCCATTTATCCATGTTTTCTTTCATGGAATAACCTCTTTCTCTTTTTAATTTTCTAATATGGTCTGTAATAATGATGGTTCTTTTTTCCTTGTCTTTTGGTATATACCCTAAAAGTCTTTGTTTTTTTACTTTCTTTCCTTCTTCTACAATTTCATATTCTTGAAATGTAAATTGACCATTCTTTTTAGCATAATCAAGAATAGTATTTCTCATACCTGTAGGATTATCTCTATCTTCCATAAATATAATAACTCCTTCTTTTAATTTATTTCCCTTTTCATCATATTCTCCAAATAGAGGTACAATTCTTTGTTCATAAATTGTGTTAAGTAGTTCTTTATGTTCATCTAATACAGGAATAGTATTTCCATTATCATCTTGTAATTTACCTAAAAGGTATCTTGCAGACATTGGATAATAAACTCCTTCATACTTGACTTTATCTATTTGATAATCATGGTAGAAAAAGAAAGCAGCAAAATCAAATTCTTTTTTAACTCTATCTATCTCATAAGAGAAATAAATAATGCTAATTGGAATACCTTGTTCTAAACAGTAAAGTATAGGATGAATAACAAATGCAAAATCTACTAAAGTACTTTTACCAACTTTAGGGCCTGCTGCTACACCATAAATAGATTTCTTTTGAACTCCATCTATAGCTCTATCAAGTGCTTTTAAACCTGTAGGTAAACCTTTGTTATTCCCCTGTTGACCTTGAGCAAAAGTATTTTTAAAATTCATTATTTCATCATTTTAATGTTAGGGTCAACTTTATTCTTTTTATTTAACTCTAAATACTTTTCAACCCAAACACTTAGGTTACTTTGTCTAAATGCACCTTGCCCATCATATATAAACCTTTCACTTGTTTTAACAAATTTAGGTTCAACAGTTCTAAGATACATTTTAGTAGCTTCAAGTACATCATCTTTTCTTACATGAGGAAACTCTGTAAAGAACTTTTTCATTCTTTGAACACAAGTTTTCTTGTGTCCTTCTCGTTCCTTGTTTTTAGAAGCAAATAGTTTACGATAATCATTTACCCATTCCCAAACAGAATCAGTATTTTGACCATCATATAAAGCTATATGCCACTCAACAGTATTATCTTTGTAGTTTCTTTCTACAATTCCTAAAGAATTAACTTCTCTAATGGTTTGTTCTGAAAATGTACTACAAGCTAATTCATGATATATTGACAGTAAATAACAAAGTGCCTGGTCAATATCAGACACTTTGTGTTCTTTTAAGAACTTAAATAACTCTTGGTTTAATGTCATAATTTTGTAATTTTAGCATCATCAAAACCTTCTAAGGCTTTTTTAATCCAGGTTTCATCAACAGTATCTTTGTAATAAATGATATAAATTCTTGCTACTTCATCTCCTTCTAAGTTACACATTCTCATAACTTTTTGAATTGCAGATTCTTCTCCACTTTTCATTTGATGAAATATGCCAACTTTCAAATTAGGAAATGTAATTCCCATGTTTGTCATCTCACATACTCCAAGTTTATTTATATCTCCTGACATAAATTTATCAAGTACTTCAGAGGATGATTTAGAATGATAACCATTTCCATTACTAAGAGTGTCTGCTACTTCAGTTCTTGCAGTAAAAATTAAGCATCTTTCATATTTATCTATAATCTTTTTAGCAGCTTCTACTTTAGATTTACAGTTATATATGAAATTAGCTCTTTTAGAAGCTGCTTGCATTTTAACAACTTCTAATCCTTTATTACTCCAAGCTGCTCTTTTCATCTTTTCAAAATGTGCAGTAAGGTATTGGTAATGAGCAAGTTCTGTAGTCATAAACTTCTTATCTTTAGTACCTGCTTCAATATATTTGTTAGTTCTATCTAAATTAACAGGTACTAAAATGATTTCATAATTAGCTACAATCCCATCCTTTATAGCATCTTCAATTGAATATGTATAAATAGGTTTAAGATTCAATTCTTTTTTTAAAATCTTTTCAGTTTCACTTGAAACAGAACCACTAACACCAAGTATGTTTATACCACTATTCATGTAATTCTTTTTTACATCTTTTAACAATGCTATTTGTGCATCACTAAGAGTGTGTACTTCATCACAAATAATAATATCATAATTAGTCAAAGTTTCTTTATCTAAGTTTCTTTGGTTAATTACTTTAATGTTTTTCATTTGTGATTTCTTGAGTTTCCATTTAGTAAACTCTGTAGTCCATGATTCAATAATAGGATTAAAAGGAACTGTAATTAACACTTTGTGTTTTGCAGTAATTTTTTTAAGTGCATCACATACAATTTTACTTTTTCCTACTCTTGGTGCAATATGGATTATTCCATTAAAATCAGTACTGATTATGGAATTTGTTGCTTGTTCTTGTACAATTTGCCTACGTGTTAATTGCATTTATTACTTTGTTTACTTCGTTAAGGTAATAAGTTAAGTTTATTTTTTCTTTTATTTCTTCAAGATTTACATTTCTTAAATCATTGAGTACTATACATTTCCAACCTGCTTCTATTTCTGATTCCCTCCACTTATCAGGTTTCTTTTCAAGTGGTGGCATTATCTTTATAAGAGAATTTCCATCTTGTTCATTTGCGACAATATACCTTACTGTTTTTTGTAAAAGAATATCTTCAGTTGCTGTTCTAAGTACAAGTTGGTGTTGTTTTTGAATCTTTGCTCTTAAACAAAAATCCATTATTCCATTTTTTTCAAGATATGAATTAAGAAATTCAATTGGATTTGTACCATAAATAAAATAGTCATTAATAGCTTCTTGTACTACTAATGCACTATGATTTTCATGTAACTCCAACTCTTTCTTAGTTTTAAAAGCTGCACCTTTTCTTTTTACTTTACCATTTGTATAAACAGCAAGGTAATTAGATACATCTTTAATTATCATCTTAGAATAATGTGCAGTTTCAAGAGTAAGAGAAGTTAACTCTTGCCACCATTTTATAATATCTTCAACTATGTACACATTACTTTTATGTACTCTAATAGTGACACCATCTGTATTAGCTTGTAAAAGTTGAGATATTTCCATAAGTTGTTCAGCTAACATAACTATAAGTAATTGACCATTAATGGTTATACTCATAGTGTACTTAGGGTCATAGAAAACACTAAACTTAGAGTTAGATTTACCATAAGCACCATTAAGTTCTAACTTTATAGAAGTATTGAGTATTGAACCTTTAGGATATTTACCTCTTTCATAGTATCTATCTTCATAAATATCACAAAATTCTACTCCTAAATGTTCAGGGAATAATTTATTTTTAATTGCAAGATTAGGATAAAATGATGAAACATCAATGTCTATAATTTCATGTTCATCATCTATTTCATATACTCCTGGTTCAATACAAGCATGGATTCCTCCAGTACCAAATACAAACTTTATTCCTTGATGTACAATATTAAGATTCTTTTGTACACCTTTAGTTTTTTGCACTTGATAACATCCATCAATTACTTCTAATT